CTAGCCCTACTGCCCGTGCAGACAGAGCTACCAAGAAAAAAGCATCAGGAGCGACTAAGAAAGAAGATGTAGTTAGCCAAGCAATAGAGAACATACAAGGCAGTAGGGGTAAGAATGCAACCGCACCTCTTACTGAAGATATGTCTCCTGATCAATTACGTGCAAGGATAGCGGTTGATACTGCTAAGTTCGTTGCCGGTGGTGGTAAGATCGACGTGCTTAACTTGGAGCTAGACCCCAAGGTTGCGCTGGAACTGAGTGAGGCTCTACCTAAAGACGTTAAGGCGCTACTGAAGAAAGGGGACTTAAAAGCCGCATTACAGTCCCTTGCAAAAAGCACTAAGAGTAAGCGCGTCAAGCAGATAGCTAGAGCGTTGTCTGAGAACACTGGCACCACCAAAATAGAATTGGCTAATGAAGCTAGTCTAAAAGACAAAGGGTACGAAATCGGAGATGAGGGTAACGTAGCAGGTTTGTTCGATCCTAGGATCAACACTGTAATACTTAACTCTAACATGCCTCTGACCATACATGCGCTACTGCATGAGACTACGCACGCTACTACGCTTAATCAATTAAAGAACAAATCTCACCCAGCAACTAAGCAGTTGGAGAAGTTGTATAAAGACGTTAAGCCGTATTTAGATACAGCGTACGGTGCAGAGAACCTTAACGAGTTCATAGCTGAAGCGTTTAGTAACCCTGTGTTCCAGCGTAAGCTAGCCTCTATCAACCCTAAAGGCGAGGATATAAGTGCCTTGGAGCGGTTCTATCGTGCAGTCACTAACTATGTACGAAGACTTATCGGCATGGACACTAAGCCTGTAGGCTCTGCGCTAGACGAAGCTGATGCGGCTATTATAGCGATGCTGTCTCCCAACATGGCTACAAGCAATGATCCTGTTATGAACATGGTGTCTACTCAAGACGGAGTAAGAAAAGTACTTAACGACATGACAGACATACAGAAGCGTTTGTCCGAAGGCCCAAAGAAATCTTTCCTTGAAGGTGCTACAGACTTTTTAAACGGCACTGCGGATAGGACAGCTAAAGACTTCTTACTGAGACTAACTGGTTCGCAAGCATTAGGCGACGTAGCAAGAAACAATGGTTTCGGGCAGTTAGGGTTAAACCTAGACAAGCTATTTGGAGATCAACGAGGCAACATACAAAAATCTGACGAGAAGATAAATAAAGTATTAGAGGCTTATGATGCGTGGGCTAAGAAGAACTTAGAACAGAAGCAGTTGCTAGATAACATTATATATAGCCAAGAGCATGGCGCTACTATTTATCAGGTAGACCCTACTCTTACCCGCGCAGAAGCTAAAAAGAGATACGGTAACCAGACTGCTCAAGACGACAGGAACCTATTTGAAGTATGGGAAGCTAATCAAGATCAATGGAAGAAATTAAATGATGGCGGTAGAAAGCAGTTTACCGAGTTACGTAATACCTATAAACGTATGCACGAAGACCTCGTGGCTGTTATCAATCGTGAGATTGACGAGATAGGTGACGGCAAAGACAACGCTTCTAAAATAAAACTAAAGAAGCAGATGAACGAGCGTCTGATCTCATCTAACACTATGGAAGTATATTTTCCGTTGGTTCGTCAGGGTAACTACAAGTTGTCGTATGCAACTAAGATTAAAAACGACGATGGTACTTTTAGAGAAGAATCAGTATTCCTTATGTTTGAGACTGAGGGAGCACGGGACAGTGCGGCTAAGGAAGTAAAGAACGATGCCCTTACCGTTGCTGACACAGTAGAATCTTACGAGGGTGATACCAAAGCATCTAGCTACAGAAGTCCTCCCGCCGGTTCTTTCGTTGCTGACGTGTTAGATGTTATCGCTGCTAGCGTACCCAAAGATAAGCGAGGGGAAGTACAGGAGCAAGTAATGCGACTGTTTATTGAGACACTACCCGAAACTTCTTTTGCTAAGTCTCTACAACGACGTAAGAACACGTTAGGTTACATACAAGACGCTCGCTTAGGTATGCAGACTAAAGGCTTTGATCTAGGTGCCCAGATAGAGAAGATGCGTTATGGCGGTGAGATACGTGCAGTTGAGAAGGCTATAGACCTGAAGCATGGAGAAGGCGCTCCCGAGGGTGTTAACAAAAATACGTTTAATCTGGTTAAAAGAGAGCTAGACAGGCGTGCTAAGTTTGCCCGTGAAGGAGCCACTAACAAAGGCCCAGAGCAGTACTACCAACGTGCTAACCAGACAGCCTTTATATACACCATTGGTTTTAACGCCTCGTCCGCACTTGTTAACTTGTCTCAAATACCCCTAGTGGTGCTGCCGTACCTTACAAGTAAATTTAATGCTAAAGATGCTTCTGTAGCCTTGGGTAGAGCAGGTAAGTTTGTAACTTCCTCTAAAATATCTATCGACGAATACTACGACATCAAAGAAGTTAGCACGACAGATGCGGATGGCGTGGTAAGTCGAAAGGACGTATACACTCTTAAAGCAGGCCAAGAAAAGAAAATACGGGATACCTCTGCTACTAAAGCGGAAGCTGACGCGAAGATAAAATACTTCAACCGCATGATACCTTTGGTACAAAGGGCTAAGAACGGGGGTCAGATACATCACTCTACAATAGCTGATCAGTTAGGCGTAAACGATGCGGGACGACAAAAGAATAAGAACCCTGCGCTTAGATTCCTAGATGGTACGTCTGCTTTGTCCGCTGTAATGTTCAACGCAGCAGAAAGATTTAACCGTCAAGTTACCCTAACGATGTCTTACGACCTTACTCTAAACAAGCTAGATGCTATGCACGAAGCTAAGGGTGATAAGAGGTTCTACAGTGCAGTGCAGGCCAAGTTCATAGACGTACCTAGTAGTTCTGAAGCGCGTATGGAATTAGCAGTAGCTGAAGCCGTGTACTTTGCACAGGAAACAAACGGTGGTTCTGTACTAGAAACTGCGGCAGGTTACTCACAGCAGGGTATCGGTCGTGTGGCGCTGATGTATAAGAGTTATGGCCTACAGATGTACTACACCATGATTAAGTCTGCCATACTAGCGGGAGACAATATGTTCGCTAAAGATGCTGAAGGAAAGGAACTACGTAACATGGCGCTTAAACAGGCTATGGGGGTTCACTTATCCGCGTTGTTCTTTGCTGGGGTGCAGGGGCTTCCGCTATACGGTATGGTCAGCATGATATGGAACATGTTCTTAGATAACGAGGAGGACGATGCTCGCACCATAACACGTAAGTACCTAGGTGAAGGTTGGTACAAAGGGGGGTTAACTGCACTCACGGGTACAGATGTAGCCTCGCGTGTTAGCCTAAGTAACTTGTTGTTGCAGGAAAACAGGTTTAACAAAGACCCCTCTCTTGAAGAAAGCCTAGGATTCTACTTGGGTGGCCCCGCATTGAGTACAGGCACTAGACTCAAACGTGCCTATGATGACTTCAACTCAAGCGAGTACGGTAGCTTTGAGCGTGGTATGGAAAGCCTTATGCCCGCCGGTATTACTAATGCTTACCGTAGCACAGTTGGACGTTACGCAAGAGAAGGTGGTATACGGTCTAGGAGAAAAGACCCTATATATGATGACATGACTGTCGGTGATTTCGCGGCTCAGGCTCTAGGATTCCCCCCTGCGGAATACACCTACCGCCAAGAAGTATCTGGTAGGAACAAAGGCGTAGAGAAAGCAGTTACAGAGAAGCGTTCCATGCTAACCAAGAAGTTCTATGTAGCACAGCGCATGGGTGACCATGAGGTTATGGCAGAGGTACTACAAGATATTATTGACCATAACAAGCGTCACCCTACTGCGGCACTTACGGGGGAGCAAATATCTAAGTCGGTCAAATCGCACATGAAGACTTCCGCTGGTATGCACAATGGGGTTACGGTAAATCCTATAATGAAGTACGCGATTATGAGCAGTAATATGGACTACAACAAGGGCTACTAATAAAAACCCCCCTGTCGCCTCGGAAACGAGCAGGGGGGTAGAGAGGTAAAACCATAGTGAGTAAGGGGAGTGGCCCACTACGTCCAATATAGTATCATATAGTCCGCCAGATACGAATACCTAATTTACCATTTTCTATGGCTATCTTTGTCTTTACTTGCCATTTCTTACGTTTAAACAGTGTTACGACCTGATCCTTAGCTTTCTGCGTGTTTAAACACGGTACGAAGAGGGACGCTCCAACGTGCATACCCTCCCAGTTAACTATAATACGTATCCCGTCGGGATGTAGGTCATCAACCATTAACACGTTATACCTTCACATCCGCCGCAGAACAGTCTATAGATATAACGTGAGTCAGGGGTAGGTAGGTAGTAGTACCTTTAGTCAACCGCACCTTAGTAGTTTTAGCCCCAGACTTATCTTTTAGTTCTTGGATAAATGCGGAGTAGTTTATCTGTTGCCTACCGCACCATGTTTTAAGTGGTTTAGGTATTAAGTAAGCTATCTTAGTATCAGTCTCGTAACGCCCTACTAACTTAATTCTAGGGTCTAGTTCTGGTATAACTAACGCATCTAGCCCGTTGTTCTGTGCCTTACGTAAGTCGTCAGTGCTTTTGATTTTAAGTATGCTACCCCAGTTCTCGTGGAAGTAGTCGTTTAAAGTGTCTAGTGCAGAACAGTTCATACCGGCCACATTATCCTTATTCTCTCTCAATAGTTTAATTATGTACTTAAACAGCTTATTCGTGTCGTAGTCTACTAGCCCTAGCTTCTTAGCTATGAGTACGCCCGTAAGGGTAGAAGCCCCACCCGCTGACCAGAATCGGTTCTCTGCGGTAAGCTGTGCCGCCTTATCTATCTTGGCCCGTACCTTCTCCAGTAAATCCTTAACACTGTCTATGTTAGCTATAACGTACTGCATGTACACTTTACCTGCGTGCCCGTATATAGTTTCTGCATTGATTGCGTGTATGTCTGTTAAGTACTTAGTTTTACTTTGGTCGAACAACCTAACTGCTTTAGTCTCCATCATCCGTTGGGCTTCCGCTTTCGGCATAGCCTTGTACAGACTGACTTTCTCGATAGCACTACAGTTGCCTGTGGTAACGGACAGTAGCTTCCAAGGTTTACCTCTAGCGCGTTCGGTATTATTACCCCCACTAGTCATACGGTTCCTCTGTTTACCACTGGATATTTGGTATATAAGCGACGATAAATCCTCACCTTTAAGTTCAGTAAGTTCGTCAATGTACAGGGGTAGGTTTTGGTATACCTCACTGCGGTTCATCCTAGAGTGTTGAGTATCATCTTCTCCCAGTACTAGGGCTTTAGGGCTACCCCATATAGACGCGCCTACGTTCATGGCGGTGGTCTTACCTACGCCGCTCTCCTTACTATGTACGTGAAACCCTGCACAAGAAACGGGGGACAGGGCCATAAGGGGGGAACCAAACCCTGTGCCTACTATGTATTGATGCAGTTCAAACCCATCACGGTTGTAAAAGTTGGCCGTATCTATCCAACCCTGCAAAGTGCCTTTAGGTTCAAATGCGTGAAACAACCCTACTGTCGGGGTAGAGGGAGGATTGTCGCCAATACGATCAGCGAATACTTCTTCATTGCCTAACACAAAGGACTTAAAGTCATCCCCAGTCCACCCAAACTGCCTACGTGCTTCTGTTGCTACTCCCGTAGCCTGTAACTCGTTTACCCAAGTTGTCATGTAAGTCATAAGTTCATCCATTCGTGAGACGGCCACACCATGCATGGACATCTGTTTCCGTAATTCTTCTTTTGAAGTAACCGCTGTAAGGGGAATAGTAAACTCTCTAACCCCGTCTTTGGGCAAGTGCAATCTAACGACCACTGCTTCGCCCATCTCTACATCTGATATGCGTTTAACTATGTACAGGTCATTGTGGTACACCACCTTCTCATCTGTATCGCCTTCGGCATTGGTAGTACGCATATACACCCCACCATTGGTACCCCTAAAGAATGGCCTAGGGTACGGCGGAATCACATAGGTAGTAGTAATAGGTGAGTCAGGTAAGTCCATCTCAGGTACTTCTACTATGTTATCTTCTGCGGTAGCTTCTATCACGCTACTACCTAGCACTATAGGAGACTTTACCTTGCCCCAGTTCGGGCAGTCAGAACATACATCGGGGTTAAACTCGTCGAAAGACGTACACTTGTATGGGCCTTTGATTAGCTCCATCTTCTCTACGGTAGCCTGCTCAGAGTAACCCTCGTGGTTCTTAGATATGTTGCGTGCCGCTGACTCAGAGTCAACACAGAACTTAGCTATAGATAGCCCCGCTCTCCACATAGGTTCACTGCAATTCTCTTGGTCTTGCCATATGGTGCGTAGTTGCTCACAGCCAGTACCGTTCATAGTCTTAGCTATGATGTCTTTAAATTTGTTTTGCCTGTTACCGATCAGTGCGTTCATCACAGCATTGCTACCGGCAGGAGCCATTATCTTAGGAACTGGTATCAGTCCGCCTCCCAACAAGGTCGAGAACTTATCAAAGTCTACGTTGTCAGGGTAATCATCTGCTAAGAACTCAACAGCAGATGGGGGGTCAGTCTTATAGTTATGCGTGGTTGGTACTCGCAGTACCCTAGCGGCATCGGCAGTGACAGAGGGGTCAGCCAGTAGCCCGTGTTCAGCACATAACTTCTTTAGACGTTCTGCTACAGGTAGCCAGTCGTTCAACTCTATCGACTCCGAAAGGAACCAATACGCGTGTATGCCACGTCCAGAGTTAACTAGCTTGGGCTTCGGTAGTGATAATGTCTTACAGAACCCTTGTAGTGCCACAAGAGCTGTATCTTGATCTGGATAGTCTTTGGTAGCCCCACAATCTAAATCGAGAAAGAAAGACTTCAGATGATGCACGTTAGCTACTTTACGTGAGTTCGGTTCTTTGAACGTGCCTAGAGCGAAGTATGCGTCATACCCCTTGTTATCTAGGTCGCGTGCGGCATCGGCCATATCCCCCACGGAGGTGTAAAACTTCTGTATCCTCCGATCATCTTTTGTACGAAAAGAGAACAAGCAGTAATGCCCGTCTTCCCCCAATACCCTCCTTAAAAAATCTTCTGTTTTCATAAATAGTACCTAATTCCGAGAGGTACCATAGCAGGGGCGCTTACACGCCCTTTTCGGTAGTCATCCTAGCTATGGGTGTAGTTGTTACAGTGGGAGACTATTAGTCGTCCCAGTCGGCTACTATATCAGCCAGTGCATCGTCAGATGCTTTCGGTGCAGGAGCTTTCTTCTTAACTACTTTCTTTGGCTCCTCGACTTGCGCGGGTTCATCATCCCCAAACAGGTCGTCTGTTACTGCTTCCGTAGGGGCGGCAGGTGCGGCAGGTGCTACTACTTCAAAAGGATTCTCTTCTGCGGAGAACTGAAACCCACCTTCTACTGCGCCAAACGGGGATGCGGCTTCCATAGGTACGTACTTGATAACCTGTACGGCACGTAGTCTAAGGGATACACCCGCTTCACGCATGTAGTAGGGAGTAAAGGTTACTGCTACGTTAACAGTACTACCCGTGGTAAGCATGAAGTCGTCTGGTAGTTTAACGCCTTTACTATCGTACTGTACAGGCTTAAACGTAGCGTCTTTACCGTACGCCCCTTTCAAAGATGCCTTGTACGTATAAGTACCATCTTCTTCTTTCTTGAAAGGCATGTCAAACTTGTCAGGCCATCCCTTCTCTTTCTTGGCTTCGTATGCGGTAACCATTGATACAAAGAGAGCCTTAGCTTGGTCTTTAGTCATACGGAAACGAGTCTCGTACTTAGCACCTTCGTCAAACGCGTCACACGGAACCGTGCGGTTTTCTGCATTGTCGAACTTGTAAGTCTTATTGATACGAGGCCATAGGGCTTCTACGTCATTGATAAGGTATTGATTATTTGTAGCCATGTTATAAATCCTAATTAATTAGTTTGCATTTAACTCGAAACCTTCCACCACACTAAACGGAGACACAGGTTCACTTGTTGTGGGGATAGACATAGTGATAGCCCGAATAGTATCTTCGTGGTCAATCATGGCCGAAACCCTTGTAAGCGTGTCTTCATCTAAGCGGTCTACCGGCTTAAAGCAAAGTTTTGGTACCGCGCTATCCTCATCAAAGTAAATCTTGGTGATGATAGTAACTACAGGAGTATCATGTTTAGCGAGTAACCGAGCATAGTGTTGCATACCCTTATCACCACTATTAGTACTGCCGAATATAGACGTGGCAGGTATCTGTAACTGATACACTTCTTCAGGTTTATCCTGAAATACAACTGCTAGTCGTTGTGAGAACCGACAAGCCCTACCCCCATAAGAACCTGAACCTCTTATATTTTGAGGACAATCCATACAACGCGCAGACTGCCGTTGCTCTTGGGGTACTTCTCTAGCTGGTAACTGCGTGTCAGGTGACCAACACGTAGGTACCGCAACCCTATTGGGGTCATACGCATCGCCATAGTAAGCGCGAGATACTGGGGCGGCATTAACTATCACCACATCCATATAACCTAAATCCCTAGTAACTTCCTCACCGTCAGCTATAACGTGAAACTTACCACCACGTATACTGATTCGGCGTAGTCCGTTGCTACTCATCAGGCGTCATCATCCAAATCTAACTCTAGCTGTTCGTGCATAGAGATTTCAGTTAGATAGTCTTCTTCGGGTGTATGCGCACTGTTCAAAAGTGCCGCTTCAACTTCAGGTAACTTGAAACGATAGGTTGGCCCCACTTTAATATATGTATCGGTGGGAATCTTGTTATTACGTAACCATGCACGGACGGTAGATATAGATACCGAGAAGTGCTTCGCTACATTTTCAATAGGTACAAATGCTACTGACATTACTTCCTCCTTACTGAGACTACATACTCTGAGTCTACGTTAAGCCCTTTAGGTACGAGGGCGGGGTTTTCTTCTAGGAACTGCTTCATGTTCGTTTGGTTGAGTCGCTTATCAAGTAACTCAGGTGCCCCATGCTCTAATATAAACTCGTGCATGTTGCTCCAATCGCTAGTCCAATACCTAGTCTTAGCAGATCGGTAAAACAATCCTGCTGAAGTCTTCACACTATCGACGCCCTGATCTTTACAGTATCCAAGTAAGGCTTTCTTAACCTTGTCTAACTGTTCAGACAGCTTGCCGTCTTCTTCTTTAAATTCCGCAGAAAGTTCCGAACGCTTATCTTTTATCTTTAGATAAACCTTAGTCAACTGTTCAGCGGTAGTATTACTTTCACTCATTACACGCTCCTTTACTAACGGGACGTTCACTTTATTAGCTTATCGTTAGCTAGTCAAGTATTTCTTTGTAAAGATCAATCATCTTTGTGTGAATGTCTATTCTGTTATCTAGCAGTGCGTAAACACGTTTCTCTGCGTGCGACCCCTGTAGCTGCACGACGGTACATTTGTGATCTTGTCCTGATCTGTGTACACGAGCGTTTGCTTGAGCGTATGTCTCCAACGAACTTGTCGGTGCCCACCACACTACTGTGTTAGCCGCAGTCAATGTAACTCCGTGCGCGGCTGACTGTGGTTGTATAACTAACACGCGAGGGTTATCGGCTTCTTGGAACCGTTTAAATATCTCCGTACGTTTACCTGCACTCACATCCCCACGGATAACTTCTGTCGATATATTATCTTCTCGTAGATTGGCGGTAAGCATGTCTATAGTGTGCTTGAATGGTACAAACACTAATACTTTCTTACTCGACTCGTCTATTACTTCACGTAGTACCTTGTAGCGTGGGGATATATCGAACTCTACTGCGTCCCCCTTGTCGGTATACACTGCACCTGCGGATATTTGCAGTAGCTTGTTCATACCGACCGCCGCGTTAACTGCTGTGACTTGTTCTCCTGCCGCCTCCATAACCATCTTGTTCTTCAGTTCTTTGTAGTACTTCAACTGCTGTCGGGTAAGCGGTACTTCTCTTTTGGTGTACACCATAGGTGGTAGGTCAAGGCACTCGTCTTTGGTAAACCGTATAGCCGGTTGCAGTATCCTATGCACGGTTGTCGTGGCATCTTCTTTCGGCACCCACTTAAAGTTTGTAACCTTTCTCATCACTTGGTCGCGGAACGAACCAAAGAATCTAGGCACGCCCTTGGGATTAACGAGTTTAGCTATGCCATACGCATCGGTAGGACTTTGCGCGGCGGGAGTACCTGTCATCATCCATAGCCATGTGCTTGGCCCGATTAACTTATTTAAGGTCTTCCATCGCTTTGTCTGAGGGTTCTTGTAGTGAGTAGCTTCATCCACAATGATAAGGTCAAACCCTCCGTTGGCTACTGCGTCCGCTACAATCTCTACCCCGTCATAATTTATTATCACGTACTCAGCATCGCCTTCTATTATCTTTGCGCGTTTAGCCTTAGCTCCATATGCCACGTCTACTTTACGGTGCATGGCAAAACTAAACAGGTCATTGCGCCATGCGGAATCCATGATAGATAGAGGGCATATAACTAACACTCGACGTATTACCCCCTGCTTCATAAGGTAGTCAGACGCCCATATAGCACTGGCTGTCTTGCCTGTACCCTGCTCGTTGAAACAAAAGCTCTTACGGTTTAACGTGAAAAAACTAGCAGTGGTCTTCTGATGATCGAACGGTGTGTACTTACCCGTCCATTCATACTTAGATTCTATTGGGGAGGGCGCGTTGATATTCATGTTACGCAACACCTGCGTTTCTTCTAACCCCCAGTTAACAAGTACTTGGTTGTTTGGTAGTTCCCTACTCTTTGGTATTACCGATGTAACCTTTGCGGGGTTACGTAGCGTAAGTAATAACGCCTTATTATCTACTATCTTCATTTATCGCTCCGATACGAAATAGCATGAAGTGGGTGTCCACGTCACGCGAAAAAATTTAGTAGCCCTGCTTCGTCCACGGATAGGGCTAAGTCCGCATTATGATTCTCATTAGGACTACTCGATTTTATGCCGCATATCTATTGGGGAGCAATAGCGCCGTAAGGAACGGCACGACATCATTTAAAGACGCATCAAGCACGCGTCAACCCATACCAATAGGGAGTTCTTTACTTAGGCTTTCTACTGCCTTTCTTTTTGTAGTTCCGACTACGATTAGTAGAGCTATCCTCTACTGTAACACCGTCTTTGTTGCTTCCGCCATTGACCAAGGCTTTCTTATGACTAACGTCTTTACCTTCACGCTTGTCAGCCTTACCGTTACCATTGGCATCTGCGCCTTCTCTATCCATCTTACGTCTGGCGCGTTGCCGCTCCATTCTACGTTCAAACGTGTCACTGCCTACGGGGGCGTTGACCTGCTTCTTTCTTTTCTTACGCATTAGTTTCTCCCATTGTGTACGCACTCTGTAACAATACAGTGCCTACGACATAACCCACTTTGGTGTGCATTCCACACATTGTTTTCAAAGGCTTGCTCCATACGGCTATAGTCTGACAGCCACTTCTTCCATAGCCTAGGCTCTTCCGGCTTGGAGTAGTCTTCCTTTATTAACTCCCCGCATACCACAAACAACAACCCACCCTTCACTTTCTCTAGGTCGGGGAACATCTTAAACATGCTCATAGCCATCAGTTCTAACTGACCTTTATCAGCGTACCTAGTATTTTTACTTGTCTTGTAGTCTACCACATAAGCTGTTTTGGTGCGTTTGTTCATAATAACTAAGTCAGCTATGCCACGCCACCAAACATCGTCAGCAAAGAATTCGCAAGGCTCAAGGTTTTCGGTAAGCCCCATCTTCATCTCACATATCTTCTCGCCTTCCATGCCATTCAGTACATCAAGTACATCTTTACAGTAGTTGTATTCAGGGGGTAACGGCTTACCATCCCTAATGTATTCCTCTGCGGCTAGGTGTACGGCAGTGCCATATAGCATGGCTTCTGTCTCAGATTCCCTGTAATCCTTGGCAATCTTTAGATGGTAGAACTTCTTAGGACACTGTTCAAA